TATGATGGGAAGTTAAACATCAAGACTGCTTTTGCTCTGGCGCAGCTTATGCCCAAAGCAATGCAGCTTGGTGTGTCTGTTATTTTGTCTGATCTGTCCAACTGCTCCATCATTACGATGGCGCGAAACTCTTTGGTTCATGAGTTTTTGAAGACGGACGCAACAGAGTTGTTGTTCATTGATAGCGATGTAATTGTTACGGCAGACGACATCTTGCGGTTGATGGCTCAGAGCGGTGACAAAGACATCACCACTGGTGCGTACCCACGCAGAGCCAAAGACCAAAACTTTTTTGCTGACCTGTATTTTGACGCCAACGGCGATCTGGAGTTTGATGGGTCACTGATGCGTGTCGAACGTGCGCCCACGGGGTTCATGTTGATCCAGCGGCATGTTCTTGAGCAGATGGTGTTTGTCCACCCTGAGTGGGCCTACGAAAAATCACCGACTGAAACAGTATCGGCCGTGTTTGACTTTGCTATCGTTGATGGCAAGTACGTAGGCGAAGATTACTTGTTCTGCGACCGCGCTGCTCAAATGGGTTTCACAGTTTACATTGACGTAGACATCAGCTTGCCGCACGTAGGCGCGAATGAATTCAGTCGTAATTTCCGGGAAGAGGTCGTAATGCCTTTGATGGAAAACATTTACAACTCCAAGCTGAAGGCGGCATGATGGCGACCAAAAAGAAAACCCCATCTTTGGCTGTAGGCCGTGGCGAGAAACTGCCCGTGTCCAAGGGTGCGGGTTTGACTGCCAAAGGCCGGGCCAAGTACAACGCTGCAACAGGCAGCAACCTCAAAGCTCCGCAGCCACAAGGCGGGCCACGTAAAGATTCATTCTGTGCCCGCATGTCGGGCATGCCCGGTCCTATGAAGGACGAAAAAGGCAAGCCTACCCGCAAGGCGGCTGCACTAGCAAGATGGAAGTGCTGACATGGAAATGATGCTTTGGAACGCAGCCCTAAGCGCCATTGTGGCGGTTATGGGCTTTTTGCTTAAAGGCAAGTTTGACGAGTTGGATCGGCTAAGCATTTTGTTAAACCGGACCCGGGAAGAAGTTGCGCGTGACCATATTACGCGAACTGAATTCAGGGCGGACATGCAACAATTACTTGACCGTTTTGATCGACTTGAGCGTAAGATTGATAATCTGAGGACGTCAAATGCCCAGCACGAGTAAAAAACAGCACAACTTTATGGAAGCGATTGCACATTCGCCATCGTTTGCTAAAAAGGTAGGGGTCCCACAATCTGTGGGCAAAGACTTTTCAACTGCGGACAAGGGCCGCAAATTCTCAAAAGGTGGCGACATGAAAAAGATGAGTATGGGCGGATACGCAGATGGCGGTATGACTATGGTTAATAAGGGCGGCAAAATGGTTCCCGACTTTGCTGCTGATGGCATAGGCAAAATGGCTAAAGGCGGCATGGCTAAATTTGAAAAGTCTGGCAAAGACGTCGAATCTAAAGGCATGCGCGAAGGTTCTAAAGCCGACATGGCTATGGATAAAAAACAGATGATGGGCATGAAAAAAGGCGGCATGGCTGAAGGCGGCATGATGGACAAAGCCCAAGACAAAGCCATGATTAAAAAAGCTTTTAAGCAGCACGACGCTCAAGAGCACAAAGGCGGCAAGGGCACGTCTTTGAAGCTGGCTAAAGGCGGTACATTCCGCGCATCAGCTAACGGTATTGCTACTAAAGGCAAGACCAAAGGCACCCAAGTAAAAATGATGCGCGGCGGCGCTTGCTAAGGAGAATATTATGGCAACTCGTAAAACAAAACGGTATGATGAAGGCGGGATCACGGCTTCTGACGACCAGCAAGACGGCGCGGCTAATTTGGCTAAGATGATGGGCCGCACGCCAACCCCGCAGGCCCAAGATTTTCCGCCTGAGCGCATTATCAGACCAATGGACCGCCCAATGCCAATGGATTTCCCGCCTGAGCGCATTATCGGAGAGCCGGGTCCAACTCAAGAAATGGATTTTCCGCCTGAGCGCATTATCCCAGAGTTTGGTCCAACTCAAGAAGATGTTGCCCCCAAACGAAGCCGCCCAATGCCCATGCCAATTCGCGGCGGGCAGATGGGGTCTATGCGGTCTGCTCCCGGTGCAGAGCAAAGTGAAAAAATGGTTGACGCAGTAAAAAACATTATGGCTCGTCAAGGCCGACAACCAATTCGCGCACGCGCTATGGGCGCAGGCATGGGTGGTTATGCCAAAGGCGGATCGGTTTCCAAAGCATCAAGCCGTGCAGATGGTATTGCCCAGCGTGGTAAGACTCGCGGAAAGATGTGTTGATATGTTAGCCAGTCGCGGCATGGGAGACATCTCCCCCTCTAAGATGCCCAAAGGCTCAAAAAAAGCCAGACGGGATAACACTGATTTCACTCAGTATGCTGAAGGTGGAGCTGTTGGTTTGTATGCCAATATCAATGCTAAAAAGAAACGCATAGCCGCTGGTTCTGGTGAAAAAATGCGCAAGCCCGGGGCCAAAGGCGCACCTACTGCCGACGCATTTGTGCAATCTGCCAAAACTGCAAAGGTGTAATCATGGCTGAAAAATGGATTCAAAAGGCAATCAAAAAGCCCGGCGCTTTGAAGAAAGAGTTGGGCGTTCCTGCGGGTAAAACAATCCCCACCAAGAAGCTTGCTGCAGCAGCAAAAAAGCCCGGCAAAATGGGTCAACGCGCACGTTTTGCTGAAACCCTCAAAGGCATGAAATGACCACTACCGGCTCAACCCTCTTTAACATGGACTTCACCGAGATTGCGGAAGAGGCATGGGAGCGTGCGGGCCGGGAGATGCGTTCAGGTTATGACCTGCGAACTGCCCGTCGTTCGATGAACTTGATGACCATCGAATGGCAGAACAAGGGTATCAACATGTGGACGATGGAGCAAGGCTTCATCAACCTCACGCCCGGCTTGGCTACGTATGCGCTACCAACCAACACCATTGATTTGCTGGAACATGTAATCCGTACAGGGTCTAACACCGCTTCTACACAAGCTGACTTAACAATCACACGTATTAGTGTTTCTACCTATGCAACCATCCCAAACAAGTTACAACAGGCAAGACCGATTCAAGTATGGGTTCAGCGGTTATCTGGCGAAGTCAATCCTACAAGTTCTGTTTTATCCTCAACAATCAGCGCCACGGACACCACGATCACGCTTAACTCGGTGGTTGGGTTAGCTGGATCAGGTTTTATCCGTCTGGACACTGAAGACATTTACTATACCTACATCACGGGCAACGTCATTGGAGGCGTGTTCCGTGGTCAAAACAATACAACTGCAGCTACGCACACAGCAGCTACGGCCGTCTTTGTCCCGCAGCTTCCAGCCGTAACAGTATGGCCGACGCCCGACAACAGTACACCTTACCAATTTGTTTACTGGAGACTGCGCAGAGTGCAAGATGCCGGCGCAGGTGCTGAGACAGCAGACATGAACTTTAGGTTTTTACCATGTGTTGTTGCTGGTTTGGCATATCACATTGCAGTCAAGACCCCTGAGCTGATGCCTCGCATCCAAATGCTCAAACAGATTTACGATGAAACATTTGAGATAGCTGCCGGCGAAGACAGAGAGAAGGCGGCTATTCGTTTCGTCCCCCGGCAAATGTTCATTAGCGGTGGTGGTTACTAATGGGTAATCGTTTTGCTTCCGGTCGAATTGCAATTGCCGAATGTGACAGATGCGGCGGCCAATTCAAACTGAAAAAGCTCAAAGAGGAAGTAATTAAGCAGCGCAAATATCAATTGTTGGTTTGTCCTGAATGCTGGGATCCTGATCAGCCGCAGTTGATGCTGGGTACATTCCCAGTAGATGACCCGCAGGCGTTGCGCAACCCACGCAGGGACACAACGTATGTGACTTCAGGGGTAAATGCATCTGGCAACTTGTCTGGCGGCTCAAGAGATATCCAATGGGGCTGGCGGCCAGTTGGCGGTTCTAGCGGTTTTGATGCGTCTCTTACACCAAACTATTTGGTGGAAACGACATTTGTTGGTACAGTAACGGTTACAGTTTCATAGGAGTCAATCATGACATTTAAACGCGCAGCAGATGGTATTGCCAAAAAAGGCAAAACTGATGGCAAGAATTTGGGCAACAGTGGCCCCATGCAAAAAGAAATGATGGGCGGTAAGGGAAAAGCCAAAGGTGTAACGGGCGAGGCTATGCGTGCAGTAGGTCGCAACATGGCTCGTGCTAACAATCAAAAGCGAGGCTAATCATGGCTACATTTAGCAAAAAAATGATGGGCAAGGAAGTTGGCGATGCCAGCGTTTATGCTAAGCCGCACACCATGAACGGCAAAGCCGTCACAATGGAAACAAATCCCGGCAAAGGCCCAAACCGTAGCAAGCTTGATACGTTGGACGTTAGTATTGGCGCTGAAAGCAAGTCGGCAGGCGACGAGCCTATCAAAACCAGCGGCATTAAAATCCGTGGTACTGGCGCAGCAACTAAAGGCTTGATGGCCCGAGGCCCGATGGCATGACATACACCGAACTTGTCACCTTGGTGAGTGATTACTGTGAGAACACGTTTCCCACGGTAGACATGAACACGTTCATTAAGCAAGCTGAACAGCGTATATACAACACCGTTCAGCTTTCTAATTTGCGGAAAAATGTGACGGGCGTGTTGAGCAGTGGCAACAAGTATTTGTCGTGCCCTGACGATTTTATGTCTACGTATTCGTTGGCTATTTATCCGGCTGCTGGCGGCGAGTATTTGTTCCTGTTGAACAAAGACGTAAACTTCATGCGTGAAGCTTATCCCAACCCAGCGACCACAGGTAAGCCAAAGCATTACGCTATTTTTGGCCCAACAGTTTCTGGAAGTACCATCACCAATGAATTGTCTTTCATTGTTGGCCCTACACCAGACGCCTCTTACGGGGCTGAGCTGCACTATTACTATTATCCTGAATCAATTGTAACTTCTAACACAACATGGTTGGGCGATAACTTTGATTCAGCATTGCTGTACGGTACTATGTGCGAGGCAATCACTTATATCAAGGGTGAGCCGGACATGGTTCAGCTTTACTCAGATCGTTACGTCCAAGCAATTGCATTGCTTAAGAACTTGGGTGATGGCAAACAACGCGGTGATGCTTACCGAGACGGACAAGTTAGGGTTCAAGTGTCATGAGTTCCATCCTGCAAACTCAAACCACCAGCTTCAAAAAAGAGCTGTATCAGGGTATTCACGACCTGTCTACCGACACAATCAAGATTGCCTTGTATACCGCTGCCGCAGATTTAAACGAAGCTACGACCGTTTACTCTAGTGCGAATGAAGTTGTAGCGTCTGGCTATACAGCAGGCGGTCAAATTATGACCGGCGTAGCGATCAGCAGCGATGGCTACACAGCCTACGCTAACTGGAGCAACGTAAGCTGGACGGGCGCGATCACTGCTCGCTGCGCTTTAATGTACAACGCAAGCAAGGGCAACAAATCGGTGGCGGTTTTAGATTTTGGTTCTGACAAATCTTCAAAAACTACGTTTCTTATTACCATGCCAGCCAACACATCAACGTCTGCGCTTATCAGGAGTTCAAATTGATTGTTACCACCACCAAAGGCGACATGGACGATTCTCTTCTTGTGAAGCAAGAAGGTGTTGTGGATAATGACGATGAATACACCACATGGGTGGAATATTGGCTGGGCGAAGAACTTGTTCACCGATCCGCGCATGTCACTCTAAAAAAAGCGCCTGTATTTATAGGCGCTGAAGCTGCTTCTTTTTAAGGCATTTGTGAAAATTACGCATACATGCACCGTTTGCAAGGAAGAAAAATCCTTGTCGGAGTTTCCTGTGCGTAAAACACATCGGCCCGGGAAACCTGTTTCACAATGCACCAAATGTCGTGTGGCTTACAACAAAGCGTATAGGGCCAGCAACAAAGAAAAAGTTTTGGAAATTGAGCGTCGAAGCAAGTTGAAGATGACGTATGGTATTACGCCCGAACAATATGATGCTCTGCTGGCTCAACAAAATGGTAAATGTGCAATTTGTGCGACCAAAACACCGGGCGGTAGGACTAAAATGTTTTTTATTGACCATTGCCATACCACCAGCGATGTTCGTGGTCTGCTTTGTATGAGATGTAACACCGGGCTGGGTTTGTTTTTGGACAACCCAAAGTTTCTTTCAAAGGCAATTTCTTATTTAAAGGAGTATTCAAGTGAGTAATACCCAATCCATGTGTACTTCGTTTTTGGGCGAATTGATGACTGCCACCCATAACTTTGGTGCATCTCCAATTCGTGCGGCCTCTACTGCCGATACATTCAAGGGCGCTTTGTATTTGGCTTCAGCAACGTTGAATGCATCAACTACAGCGTACTCAGCAACCGGTGAAGTGACTGGCACAGGATACACTGCTGGCGGTGTATCGGTGACCAACGCAACAGCTCCAGCCTCGACTAACTCGTCGGCCACGGCAGGTGTGGGGTACTGGACACCATCGGGAAGTTTGGTGTACTCCACTGTAACGTTGAGCACTGCATTTGATACTGTGTTGATTTATAACAGCACTCAGTCCAACAAGGCTGTGTCTGTCCACACATTTGGTTCGCAAACCATCACTGCTGGTACGTTTACACTAACCATGCCAAGCAACACAACAACCACTGCACTGTTGCGCCTCGCTACAACTTGACCTAACTTTCAGGTCTGGGGAGGGCCATGTTCGGATTAGCCCCATTTGCAGATGTCCCGTTTGCTGCGCTTGGATCGGTAATTGTTCCTGTTACAGGAAATGCCGCATCCGGTTCGGTAGGCACGGTCTCGCCTAGCATTACGATTGCACTGACAGGTGTTTCGGCTACAGGCTCAACTGGCACAGTTACTCAAGGCACAATCCTTACAGGGGTTCAAGCCACAGGCTCCGTTGGCTCTGTAACGCAGAGTAAATCCGTTGCTCTTACAGGAGTTGTTGCAGCAGGCTTGCTGGGCACGGTCCAGTTCTCAAAAAGCGAAGGCCAAACAGGAGATGCGGCAAATGGTTTTGTCGGCACAGTTGGCCCCGTGGTGTCTGTTGCACTCACAAGCGCAACGGCCTCTGGTGCTGCCGGGACAGTTTTTCAAGGCAAACAAGCAGACCTGACAGGATCTTCTGCATCAGGGCTCTTAGGAACCTTGTCACCAGCCCTGTCTAGGGCGATAATTGGAGTACAAGCAAATGGCAGCTTGGGTTCGTTTGGAATATTTTACTGGAGCCTGATTAATGATTTTGAAGATGCAAATTGGCAAATTATCAACAATCCAGAATCCGCAGGATGGCAATCAATAGACACTGCAGATGATGCAAGTTGGGCGCTCATTGATTTGCATGACTCATAAAGGTACATCATGGCTTTAGTTTTATCAGACCGCACACTGCAAACCGGAACCGCCAACACGACGGTCAGTTTTACACTGTCTGGCAGCGTTACAGGCTATCAATCCTTTGCCGTCATCGGTAACGGCAACACAACATATTACTCGGCCACAGATGTCTCGGGGAGCTGGGAGGTGGGGATTGGCACGTACTCTACAACCGGCCCAACACTGACCCGCACTACCATTTTAGCGTCCAGCAACTCTGGCAGCGCGGTCACGTTCAGTGGCACGGTAACGGTGTTTGTTACATACCCCGCAGAGAAGTCCGCCAACACCAATGCAGCCCTGTCATCGGGTCGCGTAACTTATGCCACAACCAACGGCCTGCTGACTGACTCTGCTGGTTTGACCTTTGACGGCACGAACTTTGCCACCACCGGAACGGCAACGGCTACAAAACTTATTCCCACAGGAACTAGCGTAACGGGCAACGGTATGTACTTGCCTGCCACCAATTCAATTGGCATTTCTACGGCAGGGGTAAACGCTGTTTACATAGACGCAAGCCAGAACGTAGGTATTGGAACGAGTTCGCCTCTTGATAAATTATCAGTTTCAACTTCTACAGCAGGGGGTGTTGGAGGCGTTATTTCAGCAGCAAATGGGGCAGTAGCTACAATAGGAAATGAAGCTGTTTTAGCTTTTAGG